CTGCGTCCAGATTCGCCACATAAATCTGTTCGAATCTTGCGGTTCTACCCATTTATACTTTAGTTCCCGAATAAAATTCCAGCCAAACCATCCTTGATCCTGAGGACATTATAGTTTACAGCAAAAACTGAGATATCATTATCGTCAGCCCTAAAGATACCTTTCTCAACTCCGCGAAGTATGAGTTTTGCGTTGTCGAGCCTGCTGAAATTGCATGTACCCGATGGGTTATAGTCTGATACATTTAAACCGAAGTGGTAGGCAAAATATCTCGTATACATAAGATCCTCTGAGTCAACACGGAAATCTATCTTACCATATTTTGATTTGTAGTAGTTTTGAACGGTGTGGAAATATGTTGGACTCATATTTTCAAGAAGTGGTGTTCCATTAATGTGTATATCACCATTTTTAAAAGTAAAACGGTCATTTGTTGGGTCAACATTTGTCGCCGACATCCCAAAAAATATAGACTTTACGGGGTGATTAAATGCCCCGATATCAAGGTCATTGTATCCACCTGCAGTTTGAATGGTGTTATCAAATACATTTGACATAGGAAAATCAATTTTCTGTGTTTGTGTAATGACAAAATCCAATTGCCGCTTTACAAGAGATTCCCTCTCTTCTTTGTCTAAATATATATAGTTCCCGTATACATTGATTCGTTTCTGCGAGGCGCCATAGCCGGTGAGACTCGTTTCGTCAAAATTAATCCTCACTTCAACTTGATGATGTGCAAGAGATACGAGAGGTAAAAATGCCCCGTGATCACAAAAGAAAAAGTGAAGTGGTTGGAAGTTTCTATTTGATGTACTTGTTTTGTTTGTGAGTTCTTCCTGTTTCGTCCAGGTCTCAGCAAGATAATTTGGCCAGATGTCTGCGTAGTAATCGTAGTGTTGAGAATCTATTTTTTGACCCCCAATATAAAGATCAATTGTTGAGTTGTACAAAAGATTTGACGAAACATTGGAGTTCTTATCAAGACCCTCAAACCAGAGACAATTTACTATATCCCCAAGAACTGGAACTGTAAAAACTGGATCTTTATCAGTAATCGTCTTAATAAGCTTGGGAGCCTGTGAAAAATTTGTGTGTCTCGTAAATTTCATACGAAAGAACGAATGACCTTCTTCACTATTAAGATAAATGTCTTGTGCGCCTTTTGAGACAAGTTGTATCAATGCACCAGACATTTATTTATTAGTCAGATTATAAAAACAGACACTTTCCCTGAGGGAATTCATTCTTCTTTTCTTCTTCAGCAACCTTCCCATGGATCTTAAACCCACCTTGACGGTACACCTTGAGACGCTTATAGTACATAGCTGTAAATATGGACCATGGATCATGGATGTCGTAGATATGTGGATTGTTCTTTTTACCTTTAGTCTCTCGCATAATACGACCTATACTTTGTGTAATATCAGATTTGGGGGACGCTAAAATAACCGTATCTAGGGTTGGTATATCCAGACCTTCGTGGGCTTGTGAGAAGGTGGCAAAGATGATCTTCTTTTGTGATGAAGCCTGAAGGTCAGCCTCTTTCATACCACCCATGTAGAGTCCTGAGTTTTTGGGGAAACATTGATGGAGCATCTCACAATGCCACCTACGATCACTGAGAACGAGGAGTTGTCTCGTCCCCTCTGAAGCTTTTTTCACGAGTTGAACGAGCATTTGATTCCGCTTCCTGTCTTCAACAACTTCTGTAACCATATTGGGCATTGATAGTTTACCGTTTCTCGTACATGGTGGAGGATTTCTGTAGTTGAATGATTCATAAGTTACTGGAAATACTTCCACCTGTTCTTGATTCTTTCGCTCCACTGCAAAGAATGTGGGTCCCATGAACCAATGAAGAACCTTCGTGAGACCATCTTTTCGTTCGGGTGTCGCCGAAAGACCAAAGATGTGCTTGGGACACATCTTGAAGAGGGACTGACTGAAGACCTTCGCACAAATGTGATGGGCTTCATCCACGATGAGTGTACCAATGGAGTCAAAATCACTGAAAGAATACTCCTTGAGGGACAGGGATTGAAGCATGGCTATGACAAAATCACAATCAGTCTCCTTCTTATTCTGTTGAACAATGCCTATTGTGGCACCTGGACAGAACTGTTGAATGCGTTCTCGCCACTGATCTGCGAGAAACTGTTTGTGAACTACAATCATTGTGCGGTAGCCCAACTTACACGCTATTGCCAGGGATACGGTGGTCTTCCCATACCCGCATGGGAGCGAGAGAACACCATGGCCCGCACTAATAGCTGCAGCAAGAGCCTCGTTCTGGTGGGTTGCGTCTCGTAACTGACCGACAAACTTGGCGCTGGATCTCGCTGGCTCGGGGCGACGATCCTCCTTGGGCTTTCCCACCTTACCAACTCCGTAGAATCTTGGAACGCACACTCCATTCTTAGCTGTTCTAAAAACCTTGAAAGGTGGGGGAGGAAATCCATAGTCGCTGTTGACCTGTGGTCTTACTGTGAGTTCCTTTTTAATATCTTGGAGTGGACCCTCGGTGATGAGGTAGCCCGTCCGCGTCAACATTTAATATATTAAAGGCTAGTAACTTTATATAACATATAATATGTCAACTAAAATTGATGTGAAATCTGAAATACAAAAGTACGAAAAGAATATAAAAGAACGTTTGGACCAAAATACACGCGATAACAGTGTAATTCAAATGTTAAAGGGAATGTTTGATATGGGTATTACAGAACTTTCTTCGCAAGATACACAGAAATCTATAGATAGCAAAAATAAGTAACATTATGTATATTTAAAGATTAAGTAACACACAAAACTATATGTTCCGTACTATAGATATTAGGAAAGAAATTGAGGGTATACAAAAAGGAAAGGAATTCGCGAGAGAACAAATTCTCTCAATGGAAGGAGTTGAAAGTTATTATGCTAATCTCATCAAACAAAACATTTTGACAATTCAAATTCCAATCTCGGAAAAAGAGAAAGAGAGTTTACAAAAAATATTAGATGATGATGATATTTAAAGATTTAATAAGAACTGATTTTATATGAGTGAGAAATCAAAGCACATTGATGTCGACAAAGAAATTGGAGCGTTACAAAGAGCTATAATTCTAGCAGAAGGTTCGTTAGACGTCTTTACCAATTTAAAGAAACTTGGTATTCAAACTATTGAAATACCACCCAAATCCAATACCGATGTAGATATCCCTCCGGATGAAATCGTTAAAAAAATGCAGGAAGTTGCCCAAAGTATGGGCGCACAGGTTATGACAAATAGAAAGGATTTCCCAGATTCATCTAATAAATGATATTTGATTTAATTTCCAAGAATAACCACTATAATTTCCGGTGTTCCATACACCCATGAAGTCTACATTAACTTCAACTTCACACCCCTTTGTAAGAGATTGAATGGGTTGTCCTCGGACTTCACACATCACTCTCCTATAACGGAATGGAACTTTTACAGTAAGAATAAGACCATCAAGTGGATCATCTATGTGGGAATTTTGAATAAGTCCAGACTTATTCAATTGCATTTTTTGCATTATATTGGCGCAATTTTCAGGAATGACCAGACGAATATACTTTTTGTCGTTATGGTCATACATGGGTGTATGTACTTTGGCTAGAAACTTCATAGATTTCTATTACGATAAATTAGAATTAAAACTATAAGCACTAAAAGTGTCAATGATAAAACTTGTGTGAGAAGGAGGGGACTCAATGGTTCCCTCGTTCCAAAACATTTGTGGCTGAGACTGCGCGAAACTTCCACAGCTGCCTCTATGCTTGAATATGGTGTACTGCGAGGTGACATCATACCACACATCGCCACATGGGGGCACTCACCAAAGAATGGAAGTTGACCATAGAGGCTGAGAACCCCCGATGATTGTGTAAATTGCCAACGCTCACCATCCCACTCGGCACCCCAACCAAAGCGTATTTGTTTGGGAAGGGGGACATCCAATTCTTCGAGGACACGAACTCTCAACTCTTCTGGTGGTGTTGTGAGTATATCTTCCGTGAGATCACATATAACACATGAAATTGTGTGACCATCTGCGAGAACAACGGGTTGGAGATTCCACTTTGTTGTAGCCGCAATTTCAAGGTCGTCACCAAGTTCAATGGGTTCATCAAAATCAAAAAGGACATTTATACATCCATATGTACTCTCTCTCACCTTTTTGTCTGCTTCTAAACCCCAGTTCTCACCGAGAAACTTTAGAGCTGGACTGTTATCTAAACAAAGGAAAAGCATTCCATCGTCAATCACTGATTCATCCACAAACTCCGCTTTGTAACCATCCTCAAGGTATTCAACTCCCTTGAGCTCTTTCTCAAATTGAAAGTCAACACCCACCTTCTCAAGGGCTTCTTGCATTGCGTCACACATCACTTTACCAGAAACCTTTTGGGTGTACTGTTTGGAGAGTCCCACATGATCAAAACTTTTGACAAATTCATAGGCAGACATAGTCTCCCATGTCACACCATCCATAATGAGTGGAAGGTGTTCAAGTAAAGTTTGACCACTTTCCGTTAACTCACCGAGGGCATCTTTGAGTGAGACACCCCTATACTTTTGAGGTTGAGCGAGCACTCTCACCGCGAGAGATGTGAGTGCGCCATAATCTTTGATACCGAGAGAACGACCTATAAAACTATAGAGGTCTTTCTCTGCTGGCTCAAATATGTCATTCCATCGTAGCCCCATCTCCTCAAAGAGACTGTGGGTATTTACAAAAGCCTTGTCAAAAACTATTCTGTGCGCGTGAAGATCTCTCATGTCTGTATCTGGTTCCCACCAAGAACCACCCGCGGATGTCTTTCTATCATAAATTGTAATATCGTGTTCCCCTGACCTGAGTATTTCCCAAGCAAGCGACATACCTGTTGGTCCAGCGCCAACAATATGAATCTTCATTCTACTTTTAACATTTATATTAATCCAGATTCTCTTCTCTCCTCTGGAGTCTTGATGGCATACATGGCACTAAGAAAAATCACAGTGGAGATGAGTGCGTATTCAATGTCTTGTGTGGCACTGAAAGCAATCAACATGATCGACAAGAATCGGAAAGTCTTGCTATTGAAAAGAGTCTTAAGGTTCTTTGGAATCTTGATCGCGTTACCAGAGAACAAACCTTGATACAAGATGATGAGGGTAAACAAGATTGGTTGTGCCTTAATAACGGTTTCAGTTGG